ACCGCCCTCAATGCAGTCATGAATCTGTGTCCGATTATTTTAATTGTGACACTGATTGCAGGACTGATCGCAGCAGGAATCGCTTTATATAAAAACTGGGATAAGGTCAAAGAAAAATTATCCGAGTTGTGGAGTAACGTCAAGGAGAAATTCAACGCAATCAAGGAAACCATAACGGGAGCGTTCTCGAAAGCAAAAGAGGCGGTCACGAATAAGGTGAACGAGATAAAAGATTCGGTTGCGAATAGTGCAGTCGGACAAGCAGCGACAAAGACGTTTTCAGCGGTGAAAAATACTGTCACAAAGTTCATGGGGGCAGCAGTTGACACCGCAAAGGAGAAACTGGGGAACATGAAAACCGCCTATGAGGAAAACGGGGGCGGTATTAAAGGAGTAGTTGCAGCAGGATGGGAGGGAATCAAAGGCTATTACACAGCCGGATTCACGTTCGTTGATAATCTGTCGGGAGGAAAACTGACAGAAATCAAGACAAAATTCTCCGAAAAGACATCGGAAATCAAGACGAAAGTCTCCGAGGGTTGGGAGAATATGAAAACGACGGTCACATCCAAGATGACCGAGTGGAAAACAAACGCATCAAATAAACTGACGGAAATCAGAACCGATTTCACGACGAAGATTTCCGGAATACAGTCCTATGTGTCAACCGGATGGTCTCACATGAAATCGACGATTTCGACGACGATGCAGCAGTGGAACACAGATGCGAGCAACAAACTCCTGTCACTCAAGAATGATTTTACAAACAAGGTCGAGAGCGTAAAACAGGGATGGTCAACGAGGTTTACAAACATCAAGGACACAGCGACGAATCTCATGGAGACCGCAAAGACCAATGTTTCCACAAAACTGGAAAATATGAAATCTGCCTATAACGAAAAAGGCGGGGGCATGAAAGGAATTGTGTCGGCTACATTCACAGGCATCAAGGACACGATGAACTCACTCATGTCCACAGCGAACACGTTGACAGGTGGAAAACTCGACAGCATCAAGTCATCTTTCTCGACAAAATTGAACGGTGCTCTTTCAAAGGTCGGTTCAGTCATGGAGAGCATACGAGCAAAATTCAGCGAAAAGATGGAATCCGCAAAGACAGCGGTCTCAAATGCTATCGACAGAATCAAGGGATTTTTCAATTTTGAGTGGTCATTGCCACATTTGAAAATGCCACATTTTAGTATATCCGGTTCGTTCAGTCTGAACCCTCCATCTGTACCGTCATTCGGTGTTGAATGGTACAAAACAGGAGGAATCATGACAAGTCCGACAGTGTTCGGAATGAATGGAACGAGGCTCATGGTCGGAGGAGAGGCAGGAGCAGAGGCAATCTTGCCACTTGCAGAGTTTTACACAGAATTGAACTCAATGCTTGACCGAAAGCTGAAAGCGATCAATCAGAATGTGAACGCTTTTATCGAGGTTCACAACTATATTGACGGAGACGAAGTGGCAAGCAGAACGACCGAAAAGGTCAGTGATAATCTTGCAATAGCAACAAAAAAACGGAGGTGAGGACATGAAAATTGACAGCATAGACATTCGGTCATTCGATGCAAAGCAGTTGACAGTTGATTTCGAGCCTCCACAGACGGGGGTGACGGTGGAGATGTTCGACGGGGCATTGATACCGTCGGAATCCGAAACATACACACCATTGTCCGGACTGACAGTGACAGTCCTGTTCAGAGGAAAAGACAGAGACGAGGTTCAAAAACATGTCAGTGATTTCAATGCAGAGTTGCAGAAAGGTGTTGTCCTTACACTGGACGGGTACAGTCGCCATTTTAAGGCATATATGACGGGGAACTCGTTGAGCAAGACAATAACGAAAACACGGTACACGGCAGAGTTCAAATTCACGGGGTACTGGTTCAGCGACGAAGTGAGTTTGAACTGGCAGGGAGCGTATGAGGCAATATTTGAGGCACAGGGAAACAGGGCGACACCGTGCAGACTGACAATCACAGCAACGGAGTACATTGAGCAGTTAAGAATCAACGGTCTTTCCTGCGGTGAAATTATTATCGACACGATTCCGAGAGGAGCAACCGTCATCATTGACGGAGAAACAGGATTCGCAACGATGGACGGAGAGAACAAGTTCAAGGACGTGTCATTGATGGAATTTCCGTATCTCACAACAGGGCAGGAAAAGGAACATCATCTCATTTTCTCTGACAATAACGCACTTGTCACATTGCAGTATAAACCTATGTGGTTATAGGAGGCGGTCAGATGGATTTGT